CAATGCACCTGAAAGGTCATGGACTTACATACCTGATGCAACTATTACTGGTAATGTTTTAAGTGGTACAAAAGGTTTCCTAGATATAAAAGGTATATTCTTCCAGAATGGAGATTTCTCTACTGCTGGTAACGGAGTATTATACTTCGATACAACAGGTAAAGTAGTTGGTGCAGCTGGAACTACAGCAGGCATATCAACTTCAAACTTTATACTTACAACTGATGCCAGTGGCATACCTAAATGGACAACAACAATTGATGGAGGTCAATTCTAATACTATGAACAGTGAAGTTGATGTGAACATTTTAATTAATCATTACCATAAAAAATTATCAACAGTAGTGAATCA